ACTATGCGGATTGTTTTGGTTATAATATCGCCTGTAGTTATAACTCCAGCATCTAACCCAGCAGTACTTATGTGATTAGAAGTTATTACATTTGCAGCTATCTGATTTCCAGTTATCTTTCCTTCTAAATCCCGTAGGTTGTCCCGAGTTATTTTCAACCATGCTGACCCGTTCCACTGCCTCCACACCGGAGGAGATTGTGATGTGTCCAACCATAAGTCGTTAATTTGTGGCCCTCCGGGAGGAATTGACCCACGCGTGATTTTCCGTTCTGCGTATTCTCTTACAAACGCCTCATCAGCTTTACTATTCCATGTGGGGGCACTCTTGATTGCCTCATCCGGCAGTCCATCAGGACTGATATTATACATGTCGATGCCGCCTGTGAGTAACCGTTTCAGTATCTGAAAGTTGTAATTGAGGTCTTCAAGTAACGAATCACGTCTTACTTTTCTTAGCGGTATCAAACCCATTTTTATGTGACCTCCTTTACTTCCAAGATTACACTCATTGCCACAGGACTAAATTGTGTGTCAGCTTGGTCGTTTGTCATACGAACATAGAAATAACGAGTTGTTACCCAGCTATGCAATGGAAACCGTAAAGTTACATATCCTGTTCCACTTGTAACTGTTTGTGTTCCCAAATCCTGCCAAGTGTCAAACCCAGGAGTGTCACCAACAACACTCACATTCACATTGTAAGCATTGACAGGGTCCTGTTTAAACACAACATATATATCTGTAATATCTTTATCTGATTCAGGAACTCCAGCATGTAAGGGAACTGTGGTATAAGTCACCGGTATAGCTGCGCCGTTGTCACTTAACAAAGAAGTTGATACTTTATACACTTGGTTGCTATTTGGAGCACATGCATAAAGAGGACTGCTTGAGTCGTTGCTTACTACCGCAGCCACACCCATAATGGGGTTTGTCCACTCGGACCATACAGTTTTTGTGCAATGGTATGCCCATGTAATATAATCACTTTCTCCCACAGGCAAAGTAACTACATAATAGTCTCCAAACCTTGCTGCGGTAGTTTCGCTTAAACGGGCGTAATTTACAGTCGACTCAAACACACTCTGTATAGGTTGAGATATTCTCTCTGCTGTGCCTCCTACTTGCAATTTGTAAATGCCATCCGCACTTACAAAATAAACATATGGTCTGATATATTGCATGGACCAGTGGGATACGACACCGACAGAATTTTCAATTAAATCCACTGTAATATTTGAACGAGCATAACCAAACAGCCCATATATGCTTCGTTGCTTTCCTATTACTAAACCACCTTCGCCCGCATTTACAAGTCCTGTAATATAATCACCGTCATCAGGACTTACAAACAGCTTCATGGCATTACTACCGTCAGCGTCCGGGTCCCATAAGGTAGGGTCACCGGTGTGACTGAGATACAGTAATGTCGGATTATCCGGGTCTCCAGCAGCCGCAACTCTTAACCTGTATTCGGCGAGATATTTTGACATAGGAAAATTAGGTGGTACAGTATCAGTTATTCCGTCCCACCTTAGCACTGCCTGTCCATCTATGGCAAGCAAAACACTATCGGCAAAGTTTAAGAAACTAACTTTTCCTGTAGCAGGTAAGCCTGTGGCTACCATATCCCATTTGGTTTCATCTTCATTCCACGACCATAAAGCAGTTCCAGCTACAGCAAGCTTATAAATTTTTCCTGTAGAGTTTTTAACAAACTCGTGCAATCCACGAATTGGGTCTACTGTTGGTGCATACACATTTTGAATCCCGGGGCGTCGTCTTAAAATACCCAATCCGCCTACATCAACATTTAAAAGAACAGAGGCGTAACCTCCAACATTCTGACCAATTGCTTCTAAAGCCATTGGGGGTATGTCTGTAACCCATCCGTTGGCTAAAGTAGGAATCCTAAAAATTACTTTAGCCACACTTACCTACCTCCAGGATTTGTATCGGTTCTATAACATCTAAACACCGCCCGTTCAGGCTCCCAATAAGTGTCACGAGTGACGGTTAAAAAGTTACGATGTCCTTGCGGAATACCTCTGTTCATCAACATATTACGCTCGCGCAGGTAATGGTTAAAATACACCGAAGCTCTTTCGTAATCTCTTGATTCATTAAAACACGCTGAGATGGCATACTTAATCAAGGCAGTGTCTGTGAAATATGGAAGCTCCGAAACATCATTGTCGTCTGTCAATGGTTTAGGAGCACGAGTTATCCACAAGCGCAGTTCTTTGTCGCCTTCCACATCACCAAGCAACATTAACTGCGACCCCCAGATATGCCAATTTCTTACGGGTCCTGTGGGGTTTTCTTGGTAATCCAGAAACTCATCCAGGGTAATTCCTTTAATCTCTCTGCCGTCATAAGTTATTTTAATGATGTTTTCAAGAACAGTTCCTTCAGGGAGAGAACTATTTAAATCATATACGTTTTGTCCCTCAACTGTAGCAATGGTTACAGTGTCTCTGATTGTAAATACTTCTGCTAAGTCACCGATAGCAGAGTTTATATTATCCCGAATAAACTCGTCAGAATAACCTCCTCCGCCTGCGCCTTCAGCCCGGAGTTCCTCTCGGATTCTTTTGATTAAGTTCTGTAGAGTTCTGTCCACGAACATTCCTCCTTAGAAAAATATGGGGCAGATAGCTCTGCCCCATATTTCAACGGGGCAAGAAAACCAATCAACCATTATTAAAAGAGGATTTGAGCGATTGAATTACAGGTTTACCAAGGCCGTACAATCCGCTGGACACAAAACCTATTTTGATGGCATCAATCAGCAACAAATTTTCCACACCGATTAAACCAAACAGATAATTGTAACCAACGGCAAACCCTACTACTAATATCCACCAAAATGCTTGCGGGATATTGAGGTAGGATTTAATGAGTTCTACAGTTGCCATAGTAAACCCGATAATCAAAACATCAATAGTGATGTCAGCCAAGAAATCCATTACATCACCTCCTTTATACCAGCCAATTTTTTAGTTTCTTCTAAGTCTTGGCCCGTGCTCCTAGCCACTAAAATAGCCAAACAGTTTACTATTTTGCGAAGTTCATTTATTGCTTCCACCAAATCAGAATCCTTCTTGTTCAATATATTAGTACGTTCCCAAAGTAAATAAATAACAAGCGCAGAAGGGAATCCAACTGTGGCTACAACATCAACCCAGTCCATATGCTGCCTCCTTTGTGAAGATGGGGAGACTTATTTAAATCTCCCCATGCTGTCATCACCCATTACCCTCGGCAGCACTGGTAGAGTATTCTTCCTCACCAGTGCTGCCGATAACCCATATCCAGTCAGAGAACCCGAAGCCGTATCTCATATATGCACGATATTTGGCTACCATAGTGTCGAAGTCCTCTGTCATAGCAAACTCCAAAGGCACACGGTCAAACCAGTTCAGATACATCTTCATCATCCTGCTATCTGCCAAGAACCACACATCCGGGTTAGTCAAATAATCCCATACAACCAACTTATACTTACCCTTGTGGATGTTAGGGTGAGTGCCCGGGTGGGTGGCTTCTAAACGACCGTCTGCGGTGATGATTGACCAACCAATTTCCTCTAAATCCGGGGGTACAATCAGAGTATCAAAGTTGGTTTCAATTTTACCGCCACGGTCATCCACAAAAGCCCGCCCCATCAGGTGAGTTGCACGAAGTGCGTCGTGTCCAAGTTTCCAGCTAACTATATTGCTTCTGGCCGGAGGACCATCAGGAGCAGGAGAGGGATGAGCGTCAGAAACTAACGGCACCCCATCAGAGCCTACATGTGTAAAAGCGTTGTTAAAGATATATGCGGCGTCAGATTCCCTTCTGCGGAACGCAGACATTGCCAACCCTTTGGGTTGTTTTTTAATAATGGCGTATCTCTGGTCATCGAACAATTTTCGTTCGATTTGGAAACCCTTAGCAAATTCAGGGAAGCTGTAGACAGTAGAGTATCCTTCATACATCCGGTCATACTCTACAGTGCCCCTGAATTCCGGGAACTCACCCAGAGTTCCAATGCTTACGTCTTCTTCCCACGGATTGCTTGTGGATTGCACATTATACAATTCGGGAATCATAGACGGAAGTTGGTTAAACTCTTCGTAAAAAATCTTCCTTAAACCAGGTTCCAACAACTTACCAAAGTGTTCACGTCTTGCAACTGTCATCTAGCCATACCTCCCATTAACCCATTAGGGCGGTTCGCTTAAACACGACCCACGCCCAAAATCTTCCTGGCACATTTTGGTCTTCTACACATCTCAGCACAAGTACCCCAGCACTGTCGACTCCAACCGTAAGACCATCACCGGTAGCGTTAATACCAGCTTCGGTTCCGGCAGGAATTAATGCAGAAGTTTTGACTTTGAAGATCATGCCGGGAATTACATATGCTATCCTAAGCTCATCGCCTGCATTGGCAGTAGTTACAGCCACACCAAAAACATCGTCTACATCATTTGCAACACTTACTTGACCGTTTGTAGGAGGAGTAACTAAAGTTCCCTCTGCTATAGAAGCAGCAGCGATATACGGTTCATTGTCCATAGGTGGTGCTACGACAGTGTTGCCAGCAATTAAATTTCTAGCAAACTGAAACATCCAGATACCTCCTTGTTAATCTAGCCGCCCCAGTTCCTTTAACTGTTGAGCATACTCTTTGGGGCTAAGGCCCATTTTTTGAGCAATGATTATTTGCTCTTTAGTTAGTTTTGCTACATAGTCTTGGTGGCTTGCCGCAGGTGCGCCTTCAGAGCCTTCAACACGTTTTCTGCGCAGGTTTTGAGATTGCGCTTGCAGTCTTTGTTGATAAAGTTTAGGCAAATGCGGGCGTAAAACCACAGCGGCAGCATCCACTAAAGACAAATCTCTGTCTCCAGCAAGCTCATGAATCTCGTCTCTATATTCGTCATAGAGACTACCAAATTCTTTTCGTGCTTCAGCCTCTTGTTCACTCATAACTCGCTGGACTTGCTGACTCATGACAAGTTTTTTGATTTCCTGAATTTCTTGAACCAGATTATTGGGAGCAGTCATGTTACCATCGACTCCTTGTTGAGGTGTCATAGTTTCTAACTTTGTCAATACATCCCGAGGCGTAATCCCTGCAGCTTGGGCTACACTTACCCCAGCCCGGTAGGCCTCTTGGATAGCATTTAAATCAGATGTCCCAAAAATTTTTTTAAGTTCTCGTTCTTGCCGTCGCTTCCACTGAGCAAATTTACGATTAACTACTCTGTCCACAACAGCTTGAACGTCGTCCTGTGGTGACTGCTCCTCTTCTTCTTGTTGGGAAGTTTCACTTGCACCGTCTTCACCAGCAAGACCCACATCTGTTTCTTCAAGAATTTCAGGTTCCTCAATACTCTCGTTGGTTTCCAACAAATTTTCGTTTGTTTCCCAAGTCATCACACATACCTCCCGATTTAAGCCCGTCGGCTATTAAGTTAAATTACCGTTTATAGCCCGTCGGCTTGTCCGTTTTAGGCCCGTCGGCCAATGTAATCATGCATAAAATCTGTATTTAAGGTTCCATTGGATTCCACGGGACGCCAGGAGCACCTTGGGGTTGTTGAGTTTCTTGCTGTTGCTGCATCAAAGCTTGTTGCATTGCTTGCTTCTTTTGCTCCATGCGCATTAAAATTTCGTCACGATTAGGAAATCCTACAACGTCTAACACCGCCTTTTCGTCTATAATTCCGGCCTGGAAGAACTCCAAAGCCTGTTGATATAACAATGCCTGCGAATAAGGCACACTAGGACCAACCCTTACTTCGACATCAAACTCCGGGAATTCAACTTCCTGCATAATCTTGTCCATCATGGTAAGACCGCCTGCAGCAGGTTCAGGAGACAGAATCTCTGCGCCTAAACTGCTAAGGTCATCCGGCAAAGGTTCCTGCATATCATAATCTTCAGCAAATCCACTAGGTGCTTTCATTTCAAACCGTTCTGCAGGCTGTTCTAATTCTTCCAACAAAACATTGGGAGGAATCATACCCATATCGCTGGCTGTAGCGGCCATAACTTCTCGTAAAGCTTCATGAACATCTAAAGTCACATACGGCTGCTCTCCTGTAACCCGCAGTTGACGAGGCTTGTCATAAAATTCCAGGATTAACCAGTTAGCCATTTCCGCCATTTCTTTAACGGCATGTTGCAACTCTTTGGCTTTCTGTCTCACTCTAACGTTTGCAGCTTCCTGTAAAGCTATAATCGCAGAAGCTGCTCGTACGCCACTAGGCTTTCTGCCCTGCACCACATCATGGATGCCTAAAATTTGTTCCATAGCAAACATCAAGCGTTCCTGGTGGACAATAACATGCGCTGGCACCTCAACGCCTCTTTCACGCTCAACTCCGCCGTCCATCGTCCACAGAACATTGCCAGGAGTGTTATCAAATATCCAGGCATCTTCTTCTGTCAGCCCAGATAGCCTTTTGTTTACCTTCCAAATCGGATTAGCCATCAGGCGAGTAGAGTCAACAATCTGAGCTTCAAAACTGTTTATCAACCGCTGCAAGTTTTCAACAATCTCAATTTCACTTAAACCCCAAAACTTCTTATCCAGTGGATAATTGACAAGGCGGACAAACGGAAACCTGTTATGCCGATAAACCGGCTCATTACTGCCATCATAACTTCCACCGATAACTTCCAGCACAACGTCGCCGCAGTAATACATTACACAAACATTTCCGTTCGCATCCCGAAACCAGTATTCCGTCACAGTAGCAGGAATTTCGTGATGCGACCCGTCGCCAAGTTCGGAATGTTGCCATTCAGTATCAGGAACTACATATTTTCCTTTTTCAGGCCACCGTCTTTTAATGTAATCTAAACTTCTGGGGTTGGTAGTAAAGCAGAAATCCATAAATTCTATACTATGAGACTTGGGGTCAGGAAAAAAGTTCATAGGATGAATAACAGAGTAAGCAACTTCTCCTAGACCGTCGTGCTTGTCCCAATCCCAAAAAACTTTAATAATAGATGTTCCGAGTTTAAGAAAGATGCGAGTGCTTTCAGCAAGCTTTCTATCCATATCATTGAAATCCCAAATATATTTATGGGCTGCAGTAAGCGAATCTGCCAGTTTCTTCGCCCTCGGCTCACGACGAGGAAAGACTCTTATTTCTGGAGCAACATCAGTTAACCTGGGCACAATACTTTCTATCAGTGAAAAAGTAATGTTTATAACTGGAGCAGATTTGCCTTCAGGAACATTATCCCATTGTTGGCCCCGGTAAATTCTGTCAAGACGTTTCCACTTAGAGTGCAAATCATTTCCATCTAAATCTTTCTTTTCCGCACGGGCAATAGTAAACCTTTCCTGAGCTATGTCAAGAAGCTCGTTTTCTTCGCTTGTATTGACTTGCCTTCCAGTTTGCTCTGGTTCTTTCTTCTTACGGTTAAACATTCCCACCAACCTCACCTCACTACATCGTAACTGTTTATCACATATAAACGGCGTTGATGCTTCAAATTACGTTTATCTTCAAGAATAGAAGGATGAACAAACTCGGGTTTCTTTCCGCCGGATAAGGCTTCAAATCTCCTGTCCGGCAGTTTTGTTGACTGAACAATATCCAGTTGGTCCGCAGTAGCGTCTGCTATGTCATCATGTCCGGCATACGGCCACATTAAAAACTGGTTCTTTAACTTCAGTGATAAGTCATAAGCAGGGTCCCTACCGCCATATGGAGAAATCCAAAGCTGTCTCGGAATATAGAACCCATGTTTTACCCTCGGAACAAGGCGCAAAATACGTTCTTCTTTGCTAGCCTGCCTTCGTGTAATAGGCTCAATGGGAAAGAAGAAATTTTTTTCCCGCATCATGCGTTCCAAAGTATAGATATACGTTTCTTGAAAGCCTATAGCTTCAAACCCCACAGGGTAAAACATTTTGCCAGCTCCATACCACTTCAAAACTAAATCCCATAAAGCTTCTGGAAGTTCTTCAACAGATAATTTTTCCGCCCGCCCGTCTAGTAAATACATATTGTTCTCCTCATCATAACCATAAACCAACATTGCGGTATCGTCCGCACCATCTTGAAGAGACTTGGCCGGGTCAACTGTAATGCAAATTTTAAGTAACCTGTAATTGGGCGGCTCATCGTAATACAAAAACCATTCTTCTTTAAACTTCTGGTTTTCCTTGGCTGTGGGGTTTAATTCGTATTGCGCCCCATATTCATACGGACCCTTTGCTTTAAGCAAATCTTTTAAAACTTTATCAGTAAATACTTCAGGAAATACCGGAGTTCCATCAGGATAACGACAAGGCTGTATAGAAATCATCCACTCTTTTTCTTCTTCCGGAGTTTTCTCCGCTTCTCGTAAAATTTCTGTATCTACATAATTATCGGGGACTCTAAAACTTGCCTTGCCGCCAAAGTTTTTGATTATCCAGTCATACAAATCATAGTGGCTCCAACGAGTTCCAATAATCTCTAACTCCCCATCAGGGTCCAACAAGTCCAGTAAGTCTTTAAAATATAGGATAGACTTCTCAACCATTTCGGGAGTCCTGACATAATCCCGGTTCACTAAGTCATCGGCAATAATAGTGCTGTAGTGCTGGGATACCAGCGATGAATCCACTGCTCCGGTAGTAATACTGGCCTCGCGTCCCTGATAAGGGCGCAACAATATCAATTCGTCCTGAGTAGACCGGACAACCCAATCAAGTTTATCTTTCATCATGGCTTTATCATAAGCGGAAGCATAAGTTTCAATCCACCAATCACGCCACAGCCAGCGAAAGCGAGCGTTATTTTCAAAATGACGAGATATAGCCCGCAAAAACTTCCGGGAGTTGTCCAACTTAGCGTTAGTAATCAAAATACGCTCATTAGGATTCCGCAGCAGCTTTTGTATAGACCGGCTCTCAGTTCCTATCGTGCTTTTATAATGACCACGGGCGTGAAGCAACAGCTTAAATCTGTATTTTGGCGTGTCAATATCGCGGGCCATCTGTAAATGATAATGGTCGGTAATCTTGTTGTAACCTAAAACATGCTTAGCAAGATAATGTAAATCTTCTTTACAACGTTCTCTCGCCTGTATCTTTATAGCTTCTTCTTCTTCAAGACTTAGATTAGGGAATACTCTGATTGTGTCTGACACTTTCTATTTCTCTCCATGTGGCTTCTCTAAACTCAGGCGAGGCATAAAATCTTGCTTTTTTATTGTCTGGTTTCAACTTGGGAGCAGGGAACAAACCAACACTAACACTATCATTCGCCCGTGTTCGGGCATTTATATACATAAAAATAGCAGCGCAACATAAAAATCCCAGAGCAAATCCAACCATCTCACTTCCCTCCCTTTTCCAATCTAGCTTTTAATCCCGAAAGAGTAGCCTGTAAAAAACTATCTCGTTCTTGGTCGTCTTTAAATGGAATTTCTGTAGTTACGCTTCTAATATCCGCCTGAATTTGTTGTTTTTCCTGATACATACCAACCAGTTCAAGAAAAAGCTTCTGATGCTTGAAACTTCCTTGCTTTGCTATATCTACAAACGACTGTAAAACAGCGGGAATTTCTCCAACCAAGCTGTTTTTGAGCACAGCTTTGAAAGTTTCTCTAAATTCTTCGTTCCTGTGGAGCCTAGTATAAATAGTTTCAGGCTTACATTCGACTATGTCGGCCAATTCTTCCACCGAAACACGTCTATCACCGCCCAAAGAGGCCAGTGTTTTCAATATTTTTTCTTCTAAAGCCGTAAACGCCACTGGTTTACCCCCTTTCGGTGACACACTTATCCCATCTTACTTACCTCTAATTTAACATAATATGAAATTTTTTGCAAGCTTTTCTTTATACAAACTATAAAGTTTACTTACACAGCACTCTAAAGCTTGCCAAAATCAGGCAAAGAGTGGTATACTTAAACTAATAATAAGCCCGTTTACAGGCTTATTTCAAACAAAATTTAAAAGTGAGGTGAAAACTCCTCCCCGCGTGCCTACCCTGATAAGCTCTGTAAGCGGGCTTAAAGGAGGTGTCAAGGAAAATATCAGCACAGTTTAACGTATTTTAATTGCTACCCACCAAATACTAAATAAATGGAGATGAATATGAAGAAAGTCGAACTTACTAAACCTATTGACAGCTACCACAGACTGCACATTCCTAAAGAAGTGCTACAAGCAATCCATGTAAAAAGCGGAGATTTTGTAGCTTTAGCACTTGGACATGACCCAAATGGGAAGCCAGCACTGATAATTACTAAGCATAATCCAGGATGCGCAATTTGCTGGCTACCTGTTAAAAAGACAAAGCATGTAGTTTTTAAAGGACAATTTGTTTGTGACAGTTGTTGGAAAGAAATTATCACCTTGGGTGAGCAATACTTAAAAATTTTCGCCTCTGAGTAGCTGTCGGCTTTTGCCTTAAATAGTTATTTTTATATGGGAGGACGTAAACATGCAACAAAAAATAAACAATCATGATAGATTTAAGTCAATAACTCAGCAGCTTTACGAACTATGGGCAGATAAAAACACGCGTTACCAGGATTCATTTACCCA